GGATATCCTGAAGCTGGAGCTGGATGCGTGGCAGATCGAGGCGACCAAAGCGCTGCATGATGACCATTTTGTAGCTATTCGATCCGGGTCAGGCATCGGTAAGTCATGGTGGCTTGGCGCGATGATCTGTTGGTTCCTCGGAACAAAGCCCTTTTCAAAGATACCGGCAACCGCCCCATCAAAGCACCAACTTGAAGACGTGCTTTGGGGTGAGATCTACCGCAGAATTCAAGCCTCGCCTTATATGCAAGAATTAGTTACCTGGACGCAGACCAAAGTGGCCGTTAAAGGATACGAGCCAAGTTGGTATGCGGCAGCACGTACAGCAAGAATTTCGCCGGATGGAACCGTTGCCGAAGGTCTGTCTGGATTCCACGCAGAGGAGAATTTGCTATTTGTAATTGATGAAGCTTGTCATGATGACCAAACTGAGGTTTTGACAGGTGACGGATGGAAATTTTTCAAAGATATTACTCTGGATGATTATCTATTTTCTATGAATCCAGATACAATGCTTGCAGAATATGTAAAGCCAGCAAAGATTATTCATAAATGGTATGAAGGTGAGATGCTTCATTTTGATAGCAAGACATGTAATATCTGTGTAACACCAGATCATAATATGCTATTTCAAAGTGATGTTAAACGAGGAAAAAAGAAGTGGAAGATGCAAACAGCGTCTTCGCTTAGATATTATAACGGTTTTTTTATGCCGAAAACATGTATCTGGAATGGTTGTAATGCTGAATTTTTTGTGATTCCAGAATACGTAGATGGTAATGGTGTCGTTTATCGAGAGCGTCGAGTTCCAATGAGGGATTGGTGCGCTTTTCTTGGCTGGTATATATCTGAAGGCTGTATCAGTGGTGATACAAAAAACGGCTTCCAAATAGTCATTGCTCAACGTGACTTTGACAATTTAAATGAGATTTATGATACAGTAAATGCAATAGGCTTTACCCCTTATATTGGTGAAGATCGTGTTATCATCTATTCTATTCAGTTGGTTAATGTTCTCAGAGAGTGCGGACATGGCGCAGGCAATAAACGTGTTCCAATGTACGTAAAGGGTTTGACATCAGCTTTAATTTTATCCTTTTTAGACGCTTTTTGTAAAGGAGATGGTTTTGAGGCAAGATCTGGACGACAGCAATATTACACAGCATCACCTCAATTAGCCGATGACCTTCAAGAGCTTATTCTAAAGTCTGGTGGATCTTCTTCTCTGCGTATACATGATCGTCGTGGTGAAAAGCATTTCGCCGAAGATCATTGGATTGAGACTAAGCAATTATCTTATATAGTTAATAGATATATTGGTGGAAAGCATAATTATGTACGTCCTGGGCAAATTAATCCAATTCAGTATAAAGGATTTGTTTATTGTGCAACAGTTGAGCCATATCATACTCTTTATACGCGACGAGATGGATGGTGTATCTGGTCAGGAAACTCAGGTGTGGCTGACGCAGTATTTCCCGCCATGGAGGGCAGCTTGAGTGGACCCCAAGCGTATGCAATCCTCACCAGCAACCCAACACGCCTTAGTGGATATTTCTACTCTGTTTTCAATGATCTTAAAATGCGCGAGCTTTGGCATACGATGCACGTATCGTGCTATGATTCATCTTACGTTGAGGAACGGTATATTAAGATGATGGAGGCACGGTACGGAAAAGACCATCCAATCTTTCAAATCAAAGTTGTTGGCGATTTTCCAGCCTCGGATATATTCCTGCTGTTTCCAGTTGAAGACGTTGACGTGATGAAGAATAACGCATTTGCTGATGTCGGTTCGCATAACGTAAATGTCGAAACTGAGATTGGCATTGACGTTGGCCGAACCATCGCGAAGTGCGTTGCATGCGTCCGTCAAAGCAATAAGATCATCGAATGGGCAGTGCGTGGGATGCGTGGCACCACTGTTGACGTTCCAGAAATTGCTGAATGGGTGGTTTCGTTGATCTTAGCGTACAACCCGAGCGCAGTGAAGATTGACGCAATTGGTATTGGTGCTGGTGTTTATGATATTGTTAAACGTCTTTATCCGAAAATCACTAAGCCTGTCCTTGGCAACGCAGCTCCAGAAGAAACAAAAAAGAGCCGTTTTGTGAATCTTCGCGCTCAGGGATACTGGGATCTTCGAGATGTAATGCGAAATATTTACATCGAGAAACGGTCTGATGCGTTCTTCGATGAAATTACGGATATTCGATATGGGCTGAAGGGCGATAAAATCCTCGTTGAGTCAAAGGAAGAGATGATGCGGCGCATTGGCCGCAGCCCTGACTTTGTGGATGCGACGGTGTATGCGTTTCTCAACCCCGACATCTGCGTCGATAAAAATCTTGTGTACTTCACTCCGTATCTCATAAAAGGGATGAACGAATCACTGCGGAAGACGAATATGTGGACGCCATCTGACGCGCAGTCAAACAGGTCCAGCCAGAAATTTGGAGCATTACATGCCTAAAAAGCCATTTAATTTTAGCGAAGCAGGTAAAACTGGGCTCAAGTGGAGCGCTGGATATATTTACGATGAGTTTCTCACATCTCTCCGAGGCACTCGTGGCAGGAAGACGTATCGAGAGATGCGGGATAATGATGCTATTATCGGGTCAATGATGTTCGCGGTCAACCAGATTTTGCGCGAGGCAAGATGGGATATCCGCCCTGGAGACGAAAATGTTGCTGAATGTAAACAAGATGCAGAATTGCTGAAAGATAGTCTTTTTGGGATGACGCATTCTTGGTCAGGCGTTATTACTGACATCCTAACCTTTTTTACATACGGTTTTAGCCTCTTCGAGCAGGTGTTTTACCGAAGAGAAGATAATAAAATCTTGTGGAAAAAGTTAGCATTCAGATCACAAGAGTCGATTGAGCGATGGAAGCTGGATGAACACGGCGAAACGCTTGGATTTTATCAACGGCCAGCGCCGGATTATCAAGAAATTTACATCCCGATTGCAAAATGTTTGCATTTCAGAACGGAATCGGCCGGGAATAATCCTGAAGGAAGATCGATTCTACGTAACGCCTTCAGGGCGTGGTATATGAAGAAAAGCATCGAAGAGGTAGAAGCTATTGGAATTGAACGCGATCTTGCTGGTTTGCCTATACTGAATATGCCAGAAGGCTTTGACCCCGATAGTGAAGACTCTGTTGTGCAGGCACAGATTACATCCGCAAAAACATTGATCACGAATATCCGTCGAGACGAGCAAGAAGGAGTTCTCCTGCCTTTTGGATGGAAGCTTGAATTGTTGGCATCAAGTGGCCACCGACAGATCGACACAGTTTCAGTTATCAATCGGTATAATAAAGAGATGGCAGCAACGACGTTGGCTCAGTTTATTATGCTTGGCATGGAGCGAACTGGAAGTTACGCGCTTGCTCGTGAACAGACGGATATGTTTTATCTCGCGCTGGAGGCGTGGGCAGATTATATTGCAACGGTGATGAATAGATACGCGATTCCAAAGCTGTTCGCGTTGAATGGCGTGTCTGGTCGGCCATTGCCGTATCTTGTGCATACCCCGATTAGACGCTTTACCTTGATGGACATTGCTAATTACGTTTCCAAGCTGGCAGACGAAAAGATTGGCGCTTTGGAGATAACTGATGACACCAGAGCCTTCTTGAAGAGATACGGCAGACTGGAAGAATTTAGCGAGGTTAGGAGATAAGATCATGCCTTATCCTAATGAGCATGCGTGCCGCTTAGCTGAGCCTATTGATGGCACAACATTTGCCAGGAAAAACAATCATCGTACACATGATGATAAAAGTTATGCTGTAATTTATCAAAACGGGAAGCAGCAAGCTTTTCGGTATCCAAAAGAATCATGGTCCGCTTTTGAGGCGGCTGAGCATTGCAAAAGCCATAATGGCAAATTTGAGCCGGCTAAGGATACCGCCGTCAAAATGCTTAAGGCGGATGATGAAAAGCAGATTGTATATGGCATAGTCTTCGAGCCTGAGTTTTTTGACGCAGATGATGAATACGTCACGAAGGAAGATATCGAAGACGCTGCACATGATTACATGATCAACCTTCGTAAAAGCAGTGCGGCATGTCATCAAAAGTTGAGCCACAGAAAAGAGATCGACGATTTGACGGATATCGTTGAATCGTATATCGCGCCTGTTGATTTTCAGATGGGGGACGAAATAGTTCGTGCTGGTACATGGATAGTTGGGATGAAGATTTATGATAAGGATCTTTGGAAGGAAACAAAGAAGTCAGTTACAGGCTTTTCTGCTGGAGGATTGGCCGAGTATCCGTAAAGGAGGTGGATTTAAATGGCAACAAGAATTATACCGAAGGTTAAAGAGATCTCTCTTGCCTTCAATCCAGCGAACAAAAGAAAGTTTATTTTACACAAAGATGAGAAAGGAGGGGAAATTATGAAAATTGAAGATCTGAAAACTGTTGAAGATTTTCAGGCTTTTTTGAAGGAGCAGAAAGTTTCAGATGACGCATCGGCACTTCTGACGGATGTTTTCATGGCATCTGTTGTACAGAAGGATTTGAAGGTCGAGATCGAGAAAGAAATCAAGGCGACTCTGGAAAAAGATGTTCGCGCTGCGGCTGAAAAGGATCTCCGTGAAAAGCTTGAAAAGGAAATCCAAGCCAAAGTTGAAAAGGAGGTCGGGATGACAAAGGATGTCGAAATTCAAAAGCTGTCGGAGACTGTAACGGCGTTGCAAAAAGAAACCGATAAAACCAAAACGCTTTTGATGATTGAGAAAGATGCTCGACGCGTTACCGAGCTGGAAAAGGAAATCAAGGCAACGGGCGCCCCTGGTGACATCGCTAAGATGGCAAAGGACTTCCTCGAAATCGAGAAAGTGAATCCAGAGCTTGCCAAGAACGTGATGAGCTCATACAAAGAGTTCGGCACGGCGATCAAAGCTGCCGAAGTTTTCAAAGAGCACGGATCGTCTGGTGAAGGTGCCGCAGGAACAGCGTATGAAGAGCTGCGGAAGATCGCCAAAGAGGAAATGAAGAAGGATAAGGATCTTAGTGAGCTTGATGCATTCGCATTGGCTGCACGACAGAATCCGAGTCTTTACCGCGAGTACAATGCCGAGCATTACCGGCGACAAGTTGCACATTAGTTGCATAACTTTCTAAGAAAGGAGGATGAATATTATGGCTGAAGAACTTCAAGGATTGGATATTGGCTTTCTGAAGGCGTCGGCGGATCTTTCCGACTATCAGTTTTATGGAGTGAAAGTATCGGCTGATTTTACGGTGGCACCTGCTACGGCAGGATTGTGCGATGGCATTTTGCAGAATAAGCCAGAGGCGGCTGGAAGGGCATGCCAAGTGAGGCGTGATGGCGTATCCCAGGTTGAGCTTGGTGGTACTGTTACTGCCGGGCAGCTTGGAAAAACGGACAGCAACGGCAAATTGGTTGCCGTGGCATCGAACAAGGATCAATACATTGTAAAGTTTCTCGAAGGCGGCGACTCCGGAGATCGCGTTACGGCTCTGGTCATGTTTGGATATTACGCAGTATAAATTTGAAAGAAAGGAGGTAAAGTAAGATGCCTGAACCTACTGGAAGTGATCTGCATATTGATACTCTGCTGAGCAATCTCAGCGTTGGGTATTTGAATGCACCGAGTGCGTACATTGCTGACCGTGTTTTTCCTGTTGTGCTCACGGATAAACAGTCGGATAAATACGCGATCTACAACAAGTATGACTGGTTTCGTGATGAGGCCAAAATTCGTGCTCCGTTGGCTGAAAGTGCTGGCGGCGGATTTGCACTCGAAACGCCTGGAACGTTCTTCTGCGATGAGTGGGCGTATCATTCAGATTTCGCGGATGAAGACGTCGACAACGCGGATGAAGTTTTCAACATCGAAGAGGATAAAACGGCGTATGTCATCGAGAAGCTGCGCATTGGCCGTGAGCGACGATGGGCTGCAAAGTATTTTGCAACTGGGATCTGGGACAAAGACCTCGAAGGTCAAACGGATACCCCTGGGACGGATGAGTTCTTGGTGTGGGATGACGCGAGCTCTACGCCTATTGAAGACGTGGAAGATGCAAAGGCAATTGTAAAGGGTGTTACCGGGTTGATGCCGAATACCCTCGTAGTTGCTGAGCGTGTGCATCAGTGTCTTAAGAACCATCTCGACATCGTCGATCGTTTCAAATATACGCAGGCTGGTGTTATCACCGAACAGCTTTTGGCTAAAGTGTTTGGAATTGATCGTTACATGGTGGCTGGCGCCGTTTATGCTGAAAGTCCCAAAGGAACTGAGACGATGGGATATGCGTTGACGCAGTATGACGTGCTGCTCGTGTACTCGGCTCCTCGGCCAAATAAGCGTCATCCGTCTGGTGGATATACATTCCGATGGAGACGCCCAATCATCCGTGGAGTTTCTGGTGATCGCCTCGAAGCTACGATTCGGAAGTTTCGGCTGGATAAACAGCGTGGAACTCGAATTGAAGGCGGCGTGTATGAAGATCAAAAGCTCGTAGCAGCAGAATGTGGCGTATATTTTCACAATGCCATCGCATCTGGAAGGACGATTACGTCATAACTGTAAGTATGTAGGAGGCGGACATGACCTTTACCTACGACATCTTAGCATTAGATTCAGAACTAAATCGTATTCGCCTTGAAATTGGTGATACTGATTCTAATCGTCCCCTACTAAAAGATGAAGAGATCGAGCAAATTATCAGTGAGTACACCAGCTTTAATCAAAAAGTTGCGAAGTGCTGCAGATTAATTTGCTCGATCTTCTCTTCTGAGCCCACCAGTGTTCGCATCGAAGGATTCTCAGAAAGTTATAAAGATACGTATGCACACTTTAAGGGACTCGCGGAGCATTACGAGTCCCTCGGTGGAAGTAAAGGTGTGCCTTGGGCTGGTAGCTGTAGCGCTGATTTTAAAGAAGCAACAGAATTAGATACAACATTAGTACAGCCATTTTTTAAGCGAGGTATGCATAATAACAATGGTTAGCAAGATTGACAAATACTTAATGCATACTGTTGATCGTGTACGCCCTACGATTATACGTGGTGAAAGATCTACAACAACTAAATCTGATTTGCCAGCTCGAATCGTTAACAGAACACACATTTTGCGAGATACTGGTGGGGATCATGTCGTCACTAAAATGGTAATTTATTTGCTTCCTGATGCTGATGTCATTGAGGGCGATGAGCTGGTTGTGGATCAAGAACAGCGGCCTATTGCTGGATTGATTTTGGCACGGGATGGTAAGGGGAATCTACACCACTTAGAGGCAGAATTGGCATGATTAAAGTAAAGTTCGATACTGCGCTTTTTGATACGGGCATGGCACGTGCCGCGTCAGTAGCTATAACAGGATCTGAAGCTGAGATGCATAAAACGATGGAACAGTTTAAAGACGATGCATTACATAAGCCACCTGCTTGCCCGGTTGAAACTGGATACATGGCTAAACACCATGTTACAGATGTTCAAGTTATTGGAAAGACGGTTGTCGGATCATTATCTGTAATTGATACTCCATATGCCGCTTCACTTCATGAAGGTATTAGCAGATGGGGAACGCCATATAAATATAAAACACCTGGAACTGGCATGAAATGGATTGCTTCGAAGGCGTTGATGTATAATCGAAGATATCTTCGTGACTTTCTTGGAAGATTCACAACACGGCTTAAGCTTGCCCTTGAGGTTATGCGATGAGCCTCGTGCAAGACATTGCAGATTATATTGAGTCTAAAACATCATTGGTTGTAGATGTTAACATATTCATAGGTGGCGAAACTGTTGATACACCATCTGGATCAATCGTAATTCGTGAATTTGCTGGATCAACTGAAAATGAATCAGGACTTGAAGATCGAGCTATTCAAATTCTGGCACTTGATTTAGGATATATTAATGCTGAAACATTGATTAATACAGCTTATGCTCTTCTTGCCAATAAGCCAGGATTTGATGGAATTGACAATATCTTTTATGCTACTGTAATAAGCATGCCCGGATTCGTTGATCGAGACGCTCGTGGTAACTTTGTATTTTCGACAAGCTTTATTTTCAGAAAGTCGTAATTTTAACGCGGTAAATTTACACGCATAGGTTATAAATTGTCTATACTTTTATGGCATAATACATCACAATTTACATGGCAAAATTTAGATTCTTTTATTTGGCATGGCCGCTTTGTACTTATGTCATTTTTATGTATGCTTTTAACGTCTAAATGCCCAACAGTTGTGGTAGCATCTTGCAGACCAGATGTTACATTAGACGCGATAAAGCCAGATATTACATTTACTACAGAGGCTTGTGATGTCGACTAATTTAACAGTTCATGCTGTAGAGAAATCTACGTATATCATTACTGCTGCATTCAAAAATGAGTCTGGCGTTGCAGTGATTCCAAAAAGCATAACATGGACGCTAACTAACGCCCGTGGGGTGGTTGTTAATGCTTTGGAAGATGTTATCGTAGCATCACCAGCAGCAACCATCAATATCGTGCTAACTGATGACGATTTAATGATTAGCACTTATGGAGGAAAGCGTATTATAACTATATGTGCTGTATATGATTCAGCTTATGGTACTGATCTAACATTAAAAGAATGTGCAACATTTGATATAGATAACTTAGTGGCGGTAACATAATGGCCGTATATGCTTTTGGAGCAACATCATTAATAGGCGGCGGATCTGGTGCATTAGACGCTATCATTGTAAGTGCAGCTGGAGATGACCCGGGGATATCAGACGGATGTGTGGCTATTGTATGTGTTCAAGGCGACGCAGTTTATCACTATATTGCTGATGCAGATTCAGGGTTAGACGAGGATTCTCCAAACATAATAAAACCAGATTGGCAGTCATCTGGCGTAGCTTACGCAGGCGCATTACGCTGGATATTAACTAAAGTATATCCAATGATTAGATCTAATTCAGTATCTGGTGGATATAAAATTGATAATATTTATTTAGATGCAAATAAGCATTTGGTAATCGTTTATGATGAAACCCCAACTGTATAGAGGTAACTAAAGGTGATTATCTGGAATAGACTTCGCTATGTTTTATCCCCGCAGTTTGATATTTATGAGCATTTATCAACAGTTGTGCGTGGGGCTGTTGCAGATATTGGATCTGGTACAGGCTTTGGTACGCATTTATTTACTGTTAATGCACAGTCTGTTGTGGGATACGAAATTGATGAAGACGCTTTACGCTTTGCACAGCGAGTTTTTCCTGTTAGACGATTAGCATTTCGTTTTGGTGATATATTAGATGGCATCCAAGAAGGGCCGTATGACTTTATTACAATGATTGACGTAATTGAGCATATAAAATATGATCAAAGGGCACTTAAAAATGTTAAGGATATGCTAAAGCCAACAGGACAGCTGATACTAAGCACACCAAACCGATTAAGTAGATATCGTAAAAGTGAAAATCATGTGAAAGAATACGGCTCCAAAGAGCTTGAGAGCCTCTTGAATAAAGTATTTGCTAATGTATCTATGAGAGATCATAAAATGGAGCCGCTGGCTTCTCAGTATCAAAATCCACTTTTGGCAGTGTGTAGAGGTGGTGTATGACTTTTAAGAGAGGAGGTATACGAAAATGGCATTTAGCTCATTTAGTTTTGACCCCGCACAGATAGAAATCAATAAATCTGCAGCAAGTGATGCCGCAAGTGCAGCAGCTGCAGCAAGTAATGTAGCTTCTGCTGCCGCCGTTGCTGCTGCGGCAGCATCAAATGTGGCAAGTGTGGCAAGTGTGGCTGCAGCTGGTGTTAGTAATGCTGCCTCTCAAGCAGCAGCTAAGGCAGCAGCTGCGTCAACAGCGGCAAGTTCCGCCTTGGCTAAACTTGTAAGTGCAGTATTTAGTGATCCTGGATCGAATTCATTTGTAGTCAAAAACATCGTTTATACTTCTGCTGGAGAAGTCAAGTTTAGATACTCCACAGCAGCAGCTGCGTAACATTAGGACAGGGGAGGTAATGATCTCCCCTGTTTAAGGAGTTCCTTTATGCGAATAGTCCATTGGGGAAATTGGGGTCCACGGGTTAGCGGAATGTATGAGTCTATCAAGGATCAGATCAAGTATGAGCGTAGGGAAGGGCTTGAATCTGACCTTGGTTTGGCCCACGATAAAACTATTTCTGAAGATCAAATTGATGACGGATGGTTGCGGCCCAGACCATGGGAAGATGCGAAAAATGCTGATATTCATGTACTGCACTCTAAATTTCCTGATGAACTCAAAGAGCATTTAAAAACAAAGAAGCGAATTGCTGTTCTACATGGTCCTACAGAACACATGATGTTTAAGGAATGGACCAAAGGCGGCGGAGACCTGAATCTTCATATTAACCTGCTGTGGGAGATGGACGCAACAGTGTGTATCAACACCCATGAATACGACATCATGAAGCTCTATGATGAAAAGGTGGGTCGGTGTCATTACATTCCGAACAGTATTGATTTGGAACGATTTGACAACGTAATACCATGGGAATACGAACAGCATCCGGCCATTATCAGTTGTGATACTCCCCGGATTGAAAAGCTTCCAAGCCATATTATATGGGCTATGCCTTATATCCAAGAAAAACTTCCAAATGCACGTCTTAATATTTTCAGTTTGTTGCTTGAGCCTATCGGTCAATGGCGAAATTATTTTTGCCGGTCACATGGACGAAAACTTGAGAAATCTTGTGAAAACATTCAGCTTGCCAATCGAAATTTGAAGCCGTTTCAGGCTGGGGCTGATATTGGATTTAACAATAACTATTCAGGAATTGCATCCAGAGTTACGATGGAGTTAATGGCCCTGGGAGTCCCGGTAGTGAGTTATAACGGAGACTATACTAAATATCACGCTCGAATTTTTGATCTGCATTCTATCGCAGAACAGATTGAACGATGTTGGAAAGATTTATCCGCATCTGGAAGCACTTTGAAAGATGATGTAAAGGCTTATGCAAGAGAGCATTTTGATCGTGGAAAAGAGGTAAAAAAATATGTGGCCCTTTACGAAAAAATTAGATCCTAAGGATGAAAATGACTGGCTGATAAAAGCTGCCAGTAAGGCTGATGCAGCAAGTGCAGCTACGGATGCAGCATCATCGCTTGTATTTACCAGCTGTCATTCTGGCGTTTCAGAATCTTTTCAGGCATCAGCTGAAGATTCTATAAAGAAAGCCGGAAGTATGTCTTGTGTATCTGAGAGGTGAATGAGATGAAAACAAATACTATCTTTACAGTTACTGCTGAAGTGACTGCTAATGATTCCGGTGATTTAAAACGAAAAATACGACAAATCAGAAAAGATTTGAAAACGATTTTGAGTAGTCATAATGGCATTAAAATATTAACAATCTCTAATGAGATCTCGGTTGAATAGCTATGGGATATGCAAGCGCAAGTTTTGATCCTGCTTTGGTTGCCACAAATAGCGATTTAGCGAGTTCCGCCTTTGCGGAAGCGAATGCAGCATCAGGGGCAGCGGCAGCGGCAAGTGATGTGGCGTCAAATGCTTTAAGTAAGATTACTGCCAGATCGTCTGTTTGGGATAAGGCGAGCGCGGCAAGCTCAGTCGCGTCAGCAGCATACACAAAGGCATATGCGCTGCCGAATTACGTAGCTGTCAATGATGCAAACCGGATAAACACGTCTTTGACAGAAGACTACATTGTAGCCTTTATAGCACTCACAGCAGCCAGGCAGTATCAAATCAGTTCTGAGGATATTGCCCAAGTCGGACGCCGATTTATTATTAAGGACGAATCAGGCAGTGCTGGAACGTATAATATCACAATTTCAACTGAAGGGGCTGAGACTATCGAAGGCGCAGCTTCTATTACAATCCATATTGGTAAAGGATCATATACACTCTACAGTAATGGATCAAATCTATTCATTATTTAAGGAATAAAGCATGAAACGCGATAAAAAGTGGTTTTACATAGCAGGAATCTTGACTATTTTGATTCCTTTTATCACCTTGGCGACATATTATGGACAGGACTTGAGCCCGGAGGACGCTGTTACATTCCTCTCGGTCAACACCGGCCAAGGCGCGAACGAACTCTACGGAATGGACCAGGATGTCAAAACAACGAGTTCCCCTGCATTTGCAGGTGTCACCACTCCCGCCATCACCGCCCCCGCCGCCTCGCTTGTGATCAAGCCGACTACGGACGCTGTGACGGCCGTGCAGGTGCAGGATAAGGATGGGAATGCGATAGTGACAGTGGATACGGTTGGGAACAAGGCCATCGTTGCAGGGCCGGTTATCACAGCCACTACTACCCTCTCAGCAGCCGGACCCACGGACAACCTTGATGTTTCAGGAGTCAATACAGTCCTGGTCAATACCTCTGCAAACAGCGTCACCCTCGGCGGACTTGTAGGCGGTGTAGCCGGTCAACAGCTTCGCATTGTCATCATCAACGCCACGAATAACACCACGCTT